GTAAAACCCATGATCTCAGATATTAAGGCAGTTGTCGGACTTTCCGAAGCTGTCGATAAGAGGATACAACACCTCATCGACGTCAACGGAAGAACTACCCGGTTAGCTATGGAACATGTGGTGGACCTTACAAGTCCATTTTCATTTTTCATATCTAACGACTCGATTCTGGGTAACCAAATTACTGGTAACTATGCCGGTAAATTGGGCCAGGATCAAGGGATAGTGTTCGAGCGGATAAGCGGGAAGCAGACCTTCCATCTAGGAGGTCGGCTCACTCAAGATCTTGAAGATCTTAAGGCCGCTAATGCTAAACTGAAAGGCCTTGTAGCCGCGAGTGGATTTAACCGACCCGGACGAATTATATGGAATGCTATTCCATATAGTTTCGTCGTAGATTGGTTTTTCTCCGTCGGCAAGCTCATTGACATTATCGCCGTACAACCCTTTGGTGGGAAATACGACGTGAGCCATGTTATGTGGTCGGTTAAATCCGAAGCCACATACAAGGTGTATGTCACATGGGGCAGCGCGAGTTCCTGGTCGCCCAATGTGGTGCTAGTAGGAACTTGCGGTGTCAAGGTCTTTGAACGGTATACAGGGTATCCAGCTTCCTCTGTTTTCTTAACAGATGGAAGTTTGTCTCCGGAGCAGCAGGTGCTAGGTCTTGCGATGCTAGAACAAAAGCGTCGCTAAACCTTTAACATTAAGCTGCCTTTCATAGACACCTTCTTTTTCGCAAAGTTGCGATGAGAGTTGGTGCCTATTAATGCGAGGTGCCAAGGTGCTTGCAAACGATCTTACGCTCGATAAAGCGGACGGAACCGACCAGATTTTCCGCCTGACCAATACTGATCAGACTGGATCTCGTCGGATCGACATCGCCAGTACTCTTTCCCTCCCGTCTGTGCTTCAAATTAAGCACAGCTCGAGTGGGAAGAGTCCAAACGTTGTGGATCGGCATCTTGTTCAAGTGAACAAGACTGTCGCGTCTGCTGTCGGAAGCGTTACAGTGAATGCCAACTTTACGTTGACGATTCCCCGTGACGTTGCTGTAACAAGCGTGGTCATCGCTGATGTGGTTTCCACATTGCTCGATTTCCTCACCGACTCGTCTCTGACTGGCTATGCCAGTCATGCGAATCTCGATGCCATCCTGCGAGGGGAAAGCTAATAGCTCTCTTATCCCCCCGGATGAGATCTGTTACCATCTTCGCAAGATGATACTTGCACCCTAGGTCGCAAGTGGGTGCGCAAGCGTTACTTGGCCTTGGAAGGTCGCCTTGAAACAAGGTCCCTTGAAAAGCCAAGAGGAGATATTTTATCTCCGCCTGCATGCGCAGCTTGTTCGGAGTGGTCCTCTCGAGATCGATTCATCAGTACACAAATCCCTAGGAAGGGATGTTGAGACCTTAAAGTCTCGCTTCTCTTCCGAAGGACTCGCCTTCCTGACCAAGACCCTTCCCCGATTGGGAAAGGCTATTGATCAAGCTTTGGTGAGTGGTAGGTTCAACCCCATTAGAGAGTTTTCCTCTCAAAGTGGAGCAAGTAGGCCCGCATTTCTGCAGGTGTACTTTAACCTAGTGTTCGATGAACACGGTCTACTTTTGGCCGAAGCATGTCCTGAAGCAGTAAAGTTTCTGCGACAGGTATGCTTTTTCGCGTATAAGCTAGAGCTACCCTATTCTGTTGCTGAAGAATCTCGAGTAATCGAGAACTTCATAGCTACAGATGCGGGCCTCAAGCTGGCCGATGATCCCTCTTCCACTGAATTATTTCAGTTGGCGGAAATCATCACGCAGAAAGTCTTTTATGGATTCAACCACAAAGACATTCTACCGCGACATGGGCCGGGAGCGGTGGCGACAGGTGAGAAGCTTGAAGAAAAGTGGGTCTTTACCCGACTTTTTGATGCTATTCACCAGGTCTTCCCCTACTACAACTATTATGTTGTCGGAGGGGCTCGCGAACTTACCGATCGATTGGACTGGTATCGTCTTTTGCAACGCCTCGAAAGAGGACGTGCCAAAGTCGTACTCGTACCAAAAGATTCACGGGGTCCGCGCCTTATTTCCTGCGAACCTCTGGAATACCAGTGGATTCAGCAGGGACTCGGGCGGAAGTTGGCAAACCATCTTGAATACCGTAACAGGTATACGAGAGGTCGTATCAATTTCACGCATCAAGACATCAATCGTAGCCTTGCGCAGACTAGTTCTACTAGCGAGCGTTTTGCTACCCTTGATCTCAAAGATGCGTCAGACAGGGTTTCACTTGAACTCGTTCGGAGAATTTTTAAGCGTTCTCCTGAACTGGTTCGAGCATTAGAAGCCTGCCGTACGACCGAGACTGAGCTCCCAGATGGGAGAGTAATACCCCTCCAGAAGTATGCGCCAATGGGATCAGCTTTATGCTTTCCTGTTGAAGCGTATATCTTCTGGGTGGTTATTGTCTCTGCGGTAATACGCGGTAAGAATTTGCCACTGGAAAGAGTGGGAAGGCAAGTCTACGTCTATGGGGACGATATAATCGTTCCTACAGAGTGGGCTTTGCTTAGCATACAAGCTCTTGAGTCGGTTGGCCTATTGGTCAATCGAGACAAGTCTTGTATCACTGGGCAATTCCGTGAGAGTTGTGGCATGGATGCTTTTAAAGGCATCGATGTTACCCCTCTTCGGCTACATACCCGGTGGTCGAACAAGAAGTTCGACGGGTCCGCTCTAGCTGCGTATTCTTCTCTTGCCAATCAAATGGTTAGAAAAGGATACATTCCAGTTAGCTCTCTTATTTGGAAGTATGTCGAGGATACCTATGGGAAAATTCCCTTTGGTACATCTCGATCATCCTATCCTTGTAAGATTGTGGCATCGCCTCTTCAAGCAGAAGCATTAAATATGCAACTGTTTCGGAAGCGATACAATCGGAATTTCCAGCGAGTCGAGTTCTATCTCCCGCGCCTTTCTACACGGAAGGTTAAGAGTGGACTTGACGGCTGGGCCCGACTGTTGCGTGACATGGTCACTCCACCAGTTGGTGACTCGTCG